CGGCGGGCATCCGGTTCTTCGATGGATGATGGATAACATCTACATCAAGACCGACCCTGCCGGAAACATCAAAGCAGACAAAGCCAAATCCACAGAAAAGATTGACGGTGCTGTTGCCACCATCATGGCACTCGACCGTGCAATTCGCTGTGGCAACACCAACAGCGCCTCGGTTTACGATGACCGTGGCATACTTTTTATCTGAATTAAATTGGGGAACAAATCTTATTAAAAAGCATTGAATTTGCTCCCCAATTAAAGTGAAGGAGGTTCCAATGGGAGTATTAGCAAACATTTTCAAAGCAAGGGATAAGCCTGAAAACAGAACGGCGGGCAGTGCCTATACCTTTTACATGGGCGGCACAACTTCCGGTAAAGCAGTAACGGAGCGTTCTGCCATGCAGATGACGGCAGTGTATTCCTGTGTCCGTATCCTTGCCGAAGCTGTGGCAGGTCTGCCACTGCATTTATATAAATATACGGCGGAGGGTGGCAAGGAAAAAGCCATTGACCATCCGCTTTACCGATTGCTCCATGATGAGCCGAATCCGGAAATGAGTTCTTTCGTATTCCGAGAAACACTCATGACCCATCTGCTTTTGTGGGGCAATGCTTATGCCCAGGTCATCCGTAACGGCAAGAACGAGGTCATTGCCCTTTATCCGCTGATGCCAAACAAGATGTCAGTAGACAGGGATGAAAACGGGCATCTGTATTACACCTATTACCGTGGCTCGGATGAAGCCATTAAAAATAAAGAATTTGCGGTGACCTTGCAGCCTTCCGATGTGCTGCATATTCCCGGACTTGGGTTTGATGGTCTTGTGGGCTATAGTCCCATCGCAATGGCAAAGAACGCCATCGGCATGGCGATTGCCTGTGAGGAGTACGGTGCCAAATTCTTCGCCAACGGTGCAACACCGGGCGGTGTCCTGGAGCATCCTGGTGCTATCAAAGACCCGCAGAGGGTCAGGGAGAGTTGGCAGGCTGCCTTTGGCGGCAGTTCCAATTCCAATAAGGTGGCTGTCCTCGAAGAAGGAATGAAGTACACGCCAATTTCCATTTCTCCGGAGCAGGCACAGTTCCTTGAAACACGCAAATTCCAAATCAATGAGATTGCTCGAATTTTCAGAGTCCCTCCCCATATGGTGGGCGACCTTGAGAAGTCGAGCTTTTCTAATATTGAGCAGCAGTCCCTTGAATTTGTGAAATACACTCTGGACCCGTGGGTCATCCGTTGGGAGCAATCCATTCAGAGGACACTCTTATCCCACGATGAAAAGGTGCGTTATTTTGTGAAATTCAATCTGGAAGGTCTGCTCCGTGGCGATTACCAGAGCCGTATGAACGGCTACGCCATCGGTCGCCAGAACGGTTGGATGTCTGCAAACGATATCCGTGAACTGGAAAACCTCGACCGTATCCCTGCGGAAGAAGGCGGCGACCTTTACCTTATTAACGGCAATATGCTCCCTCTGAAAGATGCGGGTGCTTTTGCAAATACAACCGACAATGACGGAAAGGAGGAAAATTCCGATGAAGAAGTTCTGGAAGTGGAAGAACCAAGCACAGACGGAAACAATGCCGGAGGCGAGGACACTGTTTCTGAACGGAACAATCGCAGAAGAAAGCTGGTTTGACGATGATGTTACTCCACAGCTTTTCAAGGACGAACTCATGGCAGGCTCCGGTGACATTACCGTGTGGATTAACTCACCCGGCGGTGACTGCGTGGCAGCAGCCCAGATCTACAATATGCTGATGGATTACAAGGGCAATGTCACGGTCAAGATTGACGGCATTGCTGCCTCCGCAGCATCCGTGATTGCGATGGCAGGAACAAAGGTGCTGATGTCCCCGGTATCCATGATGATGATTCACAATCCTGCAACTGTTGCATTCGGTGATTCTGCGGAAATGCAGAAAGCCATCGATATGCTCTCAAGCGTCAAGGATTCCATCATCAATGCCTATGAGATTAAGACGGGACTCTCCCGTGCGAAACTCAGCCACCTTATGGATGCGGAAACATGGATGGACGCAAACAAGGCCGTGGAACTTGGCTTTGCAGATGAAATCATGCAGAGAACCACCACGGACGAAGTGGAAGTGCCGCAGGTGTCTATGCTTTATTCCAAGGCAAATGTGGTTAATTCCCTTATGGATAAGGTTGCCGCCAAGTGTGCAATCAAGTCCGAAGAAACCCGAAAAACCAAAGCCGATGACCTTATGGACAGGCTAAATCTTATTAAAAATTGGAGGTAATTTATTATGACTATCAACGAACTGCGCGAAAAGCGTAACCAGGCTTGGGAGGCTGCAAAGGCTTTTGTGGAAACCAAGCGCGACAAGGACGGTCTGCTTTCCGATGAGGATGCAAAGACTTATGCACAGATGGAGAAGAAGGTTCAGGACTACGGTGCTGAAATCGAGCGTATGGAGGCTATGTCCGCTATGGATGCCCAGCTTTCCAAGCCTACCTCTGCTCCCATCACTGAAAAGCCTATGAACGGCAAACCTATGGACGGCAAGAAGGAAAAGACCGGACGTGCTTCCGATGCATACAAGGAAGGTATGCTCAAGGCTCTCCGTACCAACTTCCGTAACGTGACCAATGTTCTCCAGGAAGGCGTGGATGCCGACGGCGGTTATCTCGTACCCGAAGAGTATGATTCTCGCCTTATCGAGGCATTGGAGGAAGAGAACATCTTCCGTAAGCTGGGTCACACCATCACTACAAGCGGTGAGCGTAAAATCAACATCGCAGCCACTAAGCCTGCGGCTGCGTGGATTGACGAGGGCGAGGAACTCACCTGGGGTGATGCAAAGTTTGCCCAGATCAACCTGGATGCACACAAACTCCATGTTGCCGTTAAGGTAACCGAGGAACTTCTGTATGACAATGCCTTCGGTCTTGAGAATTACATCATCCGTCAGTTCTCCAAGGCTCTGGCAAATGCCGAAGAGGATGCTTTCCTCAACGGTACCGGCACGGGTCAGCCTTTGGGTCTGCTTGCTACCGAGGGCGGTGCTGAAATCGGTGTGACTGCTGCATCTGCAACGGAAATCACTTCCGATGAAATCATCGACCTTGTGTACTCCCTCAAGCGTCCTTACCGTAAGAACGCCAAGTTTATCTGCAATGACCAGACTTTGGCTGCCATCCGTAAGCTGACCGACAAGAACGGCCGTTACCTCTGGCAGGATTCCGTACAGGCGGGAGAGCCTGGCAGACTCTTGGGTTATGAGGTGTACACTTCCCCTTATTTCCCTGTCATCACTGCAGGTATGCCTGCCATTGCTTTTGGTGACTATAGCTACTACAACATTGGTGACCGTGGTACTCGTTCCTTTGCGGAACTGAAGGAACTCTTCGCCGGAAACGGTATGGTCGGCTTTGTTGCCAAGGAGCGTGTGGACGGTAAGTTGATTCTTTCCGAAGCCGTGAAATTGCTCAAGATGGCTGCTGCCTAAGATGGGAGGTGGCAGTGATGAGCGAACTTCTTACGAAGGTCAAGGAAAATCTGATACTGGAGCATTCGGTGGATGATGGACTGATTGAAAGGTTCATCACTGCCGCCGTTTCTTATGCGGAAAGCTATCAGCACATCGAAGCAGGATATTATACAGAAAATGCGATGCCCGCTACCACGGAACAAGCCGTGATTATGCTGGCATCGCATTTCTATGAATCAAGGGATGGCTCTACGGGCGGTTTTTTTGCCGACAACGTGCAAGCCGGACAGCAGGTCTGGAATACGGTCAATCTTCTCTTAAGGCTCGACCGAGATTGGAAGGTGTGACATGAGTTTCGGAAAAATGAACGGTTTTACAGATATCATTATTGCAAAACGCATCAAGGACAGCGAGGGTTTCACCACTACGGTGGATGAAATCCTTGCATCTGTCCGTGTGTACAGAGAAGGACGCCACGGCAGTGAACGGTGGGCAAACCTCGCTGCGTTCTCCGAGGCGACTGACCTGTTCCGTTTCCGTTGCATTCCCGGTCTTACCGTTACCACAGACCACATTTTGGTGTGTGAGGACGGACGCTTTGAAATCACATCCGTTGAAGATGTGAAAGGCAGAGGGATGTATACGGAGGTGCTTGCGAAAAAGGTGGTGGCGACAAATGGCTAAAGTGGACATCAAAATGCCGGAGGAGTTTTTGCAGCGTGTTTCACGGCTCGGTTCGAACTTTGACCCTGTGGCTGAAAAGGTGCTTGAAGCCGGAGGCGAGATTGTCCTTGCCAAGGCACAGAGCAACCTTTCTTCCGTAGTCGGCAACGGCACAAAATATGAGTCCCGTTCCACGGGAGAACTGGAGTCGGCACTTGGTCTGTCCTCTGTGAAGATGGATAAGAACGGCAATCACAATATCAAGGTTGGCTTTGCAGAACCCCGCCGTGATGGTATCAGCAACGCAAAACTCGCCAATATCATCGAATACGGAAAACACGGTCAGCCTGCCAAACCTTTTATGAAACCAGCGAAAACTGCAACCCGTGCTGCCTGTATCAGTGCCATGCAGGACAAATTTGAAGAGGAGGTCAGAAAGCTGTGAGTGTACTTTCAGATATCAATACGGCTTTGGAGCAGTTGGGCATTCCCCTGGAAACAGGCGTGTTCCATGAAGATGCTCCCGACAAATATATCGTGGTAGTGCCTATGGCAGACAGCTTTGAACTTCATGCGGATAATGCTCCCGGATGTGATATCCAGGAGGCACGAATTTCCCTGTATGCCAAAGGCAGTTATACCAAAGAGAAAAATGCAATCGTCCGTGCCTTGCTTGGTGCGGATTTTACCATAACTGACCGAAGATACATCGGTTATGAAACAGAAACAGGCTACTTCCATTACAACGTGGATGTGGCAAAACATTATGAAATGGAGGAATAATCAATGGCTACTATTGGTCTTGACAAACTGTATTATGCCAAAATCACCGAAGATGAAAACGGTAATGAAACCTATGCCTCTCCGGTGCAGATGGCAAAGGCGATGACCGCCGACCTCTCCGTGGAACTTGCGGAGGCAACCCTTTATGCCGATGACGGCGCTGCCGAAATCGTCAAGGAATTCAAGTCCGGCACTCTTTCTTTGGGTGTGGATGATATCGGTGCTTCTACCGCATCTGACCTCACCGGGGCGACCATCGATGCCAACGGTGTAGTGGTGTCCACAAGTGAAGATGGCGGTGAGCCTGTGGCTGTGGGTTTCCGTGCGAAGAAATCCAACGGCAAATATAAATACTACTGGCTTTACCGTGTGAAGTTCGGTATCCCTGCCACAAACCTTGCTACCAAGGGTGACAGCATTACTTTCAGTACGCCTACCATCGAGGGTACAATCCTTCGCCGTAACAAAGTGGACGGACAGAACAAGCACCCTTGGAAGGCAGAAGTCACAGAGGGAGATTCTGCTGTTGCAGCAGATATTATCACAAACTGGTATCAGGAAGTTTATGAGCCTTCCTATGCTACCGAGGCTGCGGAATAAGGAGGATATGACACATGGATAAAGAACGCTCTGCAATTATCAATATCGGTGGTGACGAGTATGAACTGCTTTTGACCACCAAGGCAACCAAGGAAGTCGCAGGACGCTACGGCGGTCTTGAGAACCTTGGCGATAAGCTGATGAAATCCGAGAACTTCGAGATGGCTATCGGCGAAATCGTGTGGCTGATTACGCTGCTTGCCAATCAGTCCATCCTTGTCCACAATCTGAAGAACAAGGAAAACAAAAAGGATGTTCTTACGGAGGAAATGGTGGAACTGCTCACCACTCCCGTGGATCTGGCGGCATATAAGACTGCTATCACCGAGGCTTTGTATAAGGGCACCAAGAGAAATGTGGTCAGTGAGGCTGACTCAAAAAACGCAGTGGTCGAGTAAGTGACGAAGAGTTATTTACTCGACTTTTATATTACGGCATCGCACATCTTCATCTGTCGCAGGATGAGGTGTGGCTGATGCCGTTTGGTATGCTCCTGGATTTATGGGAGTGCCACAAACAGTATAACGGGCTTTCCAAGCCTGCAAGGGAATATTTCATTGATGACATTATTCCTGCCGGAATCTGATGAAGGAGGTGGTTTGAGGTGGCAGATGATTTTGGCTTAAAAATCGGTCTTGAGGGCGAAAAAGAATTCAAGAAGGCGCTGTCCGAAATCAATCAGTCCTTCAAGGTTCTCGGCTCGGAAATGAAGGTCGTGCAGTCGCAGTTTGATAAAAACGACAATTCCGTAGAAGCACTCACGGCAAGAAACCAGGTGCTGAATAAGGAAATCGAGGCACAGAAACAGAAAATCGAAACGCTCCGTTCTGCCCTTGCCAATGCCTCCGAGTCCTTCGGAGAAAATGACCGCAGAACACAGCAGTGGCAGATTCAGCTTAATAATGCTACGGCGGCGCTTAACGATATGGAACGTGAACTCGACCGTAACAATTCAGCACTTGATGATGCCGAGCGTGAAATGGACGATGTCGCTGACAGTGC